GGGTGTTCCTGGCGTGCAAAGCTAAATATACAATCATGATCTTAAACGAAATTTATGAAAAAAGTCCTACAGCTTATCAGGACACCAGTCAGGATAATAGTCAGCCTACACTAGGCGACACCAGAAAAACCCGTCTAACTCTGCGACAAATCAACAAACTGCGCCAGATGAACGATGTACGCAGTGTAGAATACAAAGAAAAACTAAAACTAGTAAAACAACAATACGCACCCGCCCCGGCCGCCCCGGCTATGTAACACTGTTGTAACTGATTTGTAACAAAATCAGTCATATTATCCTTCTTTTTCCACCTCAAAAGTACCAATATTACTCGTTTGTAGTAAATATGTAACGAGCCATTACCTATAGGAGATATGATGACTAATAAATTTGAACAGTTGATCGAGTATGTGATCAACGACGAAGCAGACAAAGCCAAAGAGCTTTTCCACGATATCGTGGTAGAAAAATCTCGTGAAATCTACGAGAATCTCATGAACGAAGAAGCCGAAGAGTGCGAATCGTGCCACAAGGCTCCTTGCGAGTGTGACGACGAGGAAGAGGAATTAGACGAGTCCAAAGAAGAAGAGTTGGATGAATCTGAAGAAGAAGAACTCGACGAAAACATGGAATCCATCGGTGGCGACGCTAGCGACGACTTGATTGACGATGTCGAAGCCGACGAATCTGGCATGATGGAAAACAATGAAGAATTTGACGACGAAGCTGAAGAAGACGGTGAAGATCTCACCAAAGACATCGAGCACGACGGCAACGAAACCGAGCACGATATTGAAGATCGAGTGGTTGACTTGGAAGACAAGTTAGACGAACTCATGGCCGAATTTGAAAGCCTAATGGGCGGCAGCGAAGGTGGCGAGCACAGTGATTTAGGCGGCGAAGAAGGTGACGAATTGGGCGGCGACGCATTGGAAATGGACGACACCCAAGCATTTGCTGACGAAGATGAAATGGATGAAATGTCCATGATGGAAAACGTCAAGTTGGATGCAGCTCCAAAACCAGAACTCAGCGAACCTAGCTTTGTAAACAAAAAGGCCACATACGCTGTTGATTCAGGCAAGGCAGGCATGGCAGCCAGTCCAGTTAAAATGGTGGGCGATGTAGCACAAGGTCGTCCAGCACCAAAAACTGCAGATTTGCCACAAGCAGGCAAGTTTAAGAACGTACCAGGTAAAGACGGTTATGGCGCCAAAATGGAACCAGCACCAAAGCCAAAGTTTGATCAGCACAATCCAAACACACGTACACCTTTTCCGAAAGGCTGATAGACTAAATGGCTCGTTACCTTAAAGAACACTTGAGCTTCACTCAGGCAGGACTTGAAATCCTGTCTGAGGATTCTCACGAAGGTAAGACAATGAAGTTAAAAGGCATTTGTATCGAGGGCGGTGTTCGCAATGCTAACGAGCGTGTATATCCTGTAGACGAAATTGCCAAGGCGGTAGACACTATCAACGAACAGATCAAAACCGGTCATTCGGTGCTAGGCGAAGTAGATCACCCAGACGACTTAAAAATCAACTTGGATCGTGTAAGTCACATGATTGAAAAAATGTGGATGGATGGCCCTGCTGGCTATGGAACATTAAAGATATTACCAACACCCATGGGCGAATTGGTCAAGACCATGCTCACGTCAGGTGTTAAATTAGGTGTTAGTAGTCGTGGCAGCGGCAATGTCAACGACCATAACGGACATGTCAGTGACTTTGAAATTGTCACTGTAGATGTAGTCGCTCAGCCCAGTGCTCCCAATGCATATCCCACAGCAATTTATGAAGGTCTTTTAAATCACAAAGGCGGTCAACGATTGTTAGATATGTTTAAGGATCCAGCTAAAAGCGGCAAAGCACAGAGATTTGTAAAAGACGAAGTGATTCGCCTGATACACGGTCTCAAGATTGAAGGAAAATAATATGCTAGATGCTATTAAACCGTTACTAGATAGCGAACTTATTAACGAAGAAGCTCAACAGCAGATCTCAGAAGCATGGGAAGCTAAGTTGAACGAAGCTCGTGAACAAGTACGTGCAGAACTACGCGAAGAGTTTGCACAACGCTATGAGCATGACAAAACAGTGATGGTGGAAGCCTTAGATCGTATGGTAACAGAAGGTCTCGCGACAGAACTTGAACAAGTGCAAGCTGAAAAGCAAGCACTTGCTGAAGATCGCGTCCGTTTCCAAGGCAAGATGAAAGAAAGTGCTACAAAGTTCAACAACTTTATGGTTACTAAACTTGCTGAAGAAATTGGCGAATTGCGCAAAGACCGCAAGATGCATAACGAAGGTATCGAAAAGTTGGAAAACTTTGTGGTACATGCACTTGCACGTGAGATTCAAGAATTTGCAACAGACAAACAAGATGTGGTCAACACAAAAGTTCGTTTGGTGCGCGAAGCTCGCAAAACATTGGAAAGTCTCAAGAGCAGATTTATCAAAGAATCCGCACAAAAGATGTCCAGTGCTGTTAGCCGTCATCTCAAGGCTGAACTCAGTCAGTTACAAGAAGACATCAAAGTTGCTCGCGAGAACAATTTTGGTCGTCGTATTTTTGAAGCGTATGCAACAGAATTTGGCGCAACTCACCTCAATGAGAAGCAAGAAGTTCGTAAACTGCATGACACAATCGCTGCCAAAGATGCCAAACTGTCTGAAGCCATCAAATTCGCCCAGAAAGCACGAGTCCTGGTCGAAAACAAAGAACGCGAAATGCGTATCCTTAAAGAATCTAATCAGCGCGAATCTGCATTAGAGGAATTGCTGGCTCCTTTGAACAAGGAAAAAGCAGAAGTGATGCGTAATTTGCTCGAAAGCGTACAGACAACTCGACTGTCCAATGCTTTTGAAAAGTATCTACCAGCAGTTTTAGCTGACCGTTCCGTAAAAACCCAGAAGGTGATTACAGAGTCGTTATCTGAGGCAACTGGCGATAAATCTGCCCGCAGTCCAGATGCAGATCAAGTTGAACAAGAAAGCAACGTGATCGATCTAAAGCGTTTGGCAGGGCTGTAATTTAAGATATAATAAAAGGAGACTTAAATGTCACAAGAATTATTAGAAGGTCGTTGGAGCGAGACTAAAGACGCACTCTTAGAAGGATTATCCGGATCTAAGCGTACATCCATGTCCGTTATCCTTGAAAACACAAAGAAGTACTTGAAAGAGAACGCAAGTTCTGGTTCAACAGCATCTGGTAACATCGCTACATTAAACCGTGTGATTCTGCCAGTAATTCGACGTGTAATGCCAACTGTTATTGCTAACGAGTTGGTTGGTGTTCAGCCTATGACTGGCCCTGTTGGTCAAATCCATACTCTGCGTGTACGCTATGCACAGAGCTTGCAAGACAACAGTGCTGCTGCTACTAGCGTATCAGCTGGTCAAGAAGCTTTGAGCCCATTCACAATTGCAACTGCATATTCCACAGTTCCTCAACTTACAGGTACAGCTACTGGCTATACTGGTAACAATACAGCAACAATGGAAGGCACGGGCGGTAAGCAAATTTCCGTACAGATCTTGAAACAAGCTGTTGAAGCCAAGACACGCAAGTTACAAGCTCGTTGGACATTTGAGTCTGCACAAGACGCACAAGCCATGCACGGTATCGATGTAGAAGCTGAAATTATGGCTGCTCTTGCACAAGAGATCACAGCTGAGATTGATCAAGAGATCCTCTTGAGCTTGTCTACATTGGCTGCAACTGAGTACACATACAACCAAGCTACTGTGTCTGGTACAGCAACATTCGTTGGTGATGAGCATGCCGCTTTGGCAGTGTTGATCAACCGCGTTGCTAACTTGATCGCTCAGCGTACACGTCGTGGCGCTGGTAACTGGGCTGTTGTTTCTCCAGCATCCTTGACAGTATTGCAATCTGCAACAACTTCAGCTTTTGCTCGCACAACAGAAGGCACATTCGAAGCACCTACAAACACCAAGTTTGTTGGTACATTGAACGGCGCTATGCGTGTGTTTGTAAACAGCTACGCTCAAGATACAGCGTCTGTATTGGTTGGTTACAAAGGTACATCTGAAGCTGATGCTCCTGCGTTCTATTGCCCATACATTCCTTTGATGAGCAGTGGCGTTGTTTTGGATCCATCAACATTCGAACCAGTCGTATCATTCATGACTCGCTACGGATTCGTGGAGCTCACCAATACTGCATCAAGCTTCGGCAATGCTGCTGACTATGTGGGAGAGATAGCCGTCCAAAACTTATCATTCTCTTAATCCAGAACGATATTTTTGTACAAGATTTTTTGTACTTGTAGTAAAAAATCAAAAAAGCTCCGCAAGGGGCTTTTTTGTTGACTATTGCACCTAAATATGCTATTATTGAAGTAACAAACATAAATAAACATATGAACAAATACAAACAATGGTACGCAAATATCACAGAACGAGCCAAAAATCGTCATCTGGATTCCTATACAGAAAGTCATCACATAGTGCCACGTAGTTTAGGCGGCGGAGATGAAGCAGATAACCTAGTGAACCTCACTGCCAGAGAGCACTTTGTATGCCACTGGCTATTGGTTAAAATGACCACAGGAAAAGAACATCATCAGATGCTTAATGCTTTAAGAATGATGCGAGCAGAAAAGCAAGGACAACAGAGATACAATACAAAGATTACTGCACGAGTTTATGAAAGCATTAAACAAGAATACGCAGAATTACAAAGCAAACAATTTACCGGTACAGGAAACGGAATGTTTGGTAAGCACCATACACAAGAAACCAAAGATAAAATCCGTCAAAAAAACCTAGGTAAAAAACTAACACCAGAACAAATTGAAAAACTTAAAAAAGCAACAACTGGCAAGAAAAAACCGCCTATAACAGAAGAACACCGAGCCAAACTATCTGCGGCTAAACAAGGTGAAAATAATAATATGTGGGGTAAAACTCATTCAGCAGAAACGCTTGCCAAAATGTCAGCCAAGGCCACAGGTCGTAAGCAAAGTGAAGAAACTATTAGAAAAAAAATAGAAGCAACTACAGGCAAGAAACGTGAGAAAAAGTTGTGCCCGCACTGCGATCAACTGGTAGCTGTCAACGGCTACGCTCGCTGGCACGGTCTTCACTGCCGAAATTCCGCCGCCAGTACAACACACCAATAAGTAACTATACCAACTCCTGACCGTTCGGAGTATAACTTGTTCGGCTGGTGGGTCGGTGATTCCTTGCAACACATAAACAAAATAAAAAAGCCCGTCAACTGGGCTTTTTTATTAGATCTTAAAGAATCCTAAAAATTTATGTATGCGTTCAGTAACTGTGTCCCAGTCGCCCTGGGCCGGTTGACGGAATAATCTGGCAGTACTATACCACGGACTTGAATCACGATTCAACAACCAACGCCAGTCTAGTGCAAATTGACTCAGCATGACCCATACCGGGCGCCCCAAAGCACCTGCCAGGTGTGCCACAGCGGTGTCTACACTCAAGACCACATCCAAGTGATGTATCAAAGCCGCCGAATCGGCAAAACTACGAATAGCACCCGGGTATGCGGCAACACCGGTCGAGACCAAGGTTGCTTCTTCTTCAGCAGTGCAATCGCACTGTAGGTTGATCCATTCATAGTCAGGATTGCGCTTGATCAGGGCCAGCATGGTTTCAAACGGCATGCCCTTGTGTCGATTGATCCAGGTATCTCTACGACCCGACCAACAAAAGCCAACCCGTAAACGTCGTTTTGGTCCTAATCGATTGGCCCAATCTCGTATCAAAACATCATTGGCTCGCAGATAAAATTGTGTATGACTTAGATTTTCCAAAGTGTTGCCGATAATCCCCGGAATACTCATGATTGGAGTCCAGTAGTCAAATGCCTCAACTGCGTCGTTGGGTCCGTAAAATTTGTCTATCTGCGGAATTGAACGGAACAAAGGAATCAAACTTTCGTTTATTTTTACAACAACACGACCACCTCTACTGGTCAGATCGCCCACAAAGCGTATGAACTGTATGTTGTCTCCGTGCCCTTGTTCGCCCAAGACCAGGATAGTCTTGCCCTGTAGATCCTGACCAGTCCATCTGGGTTGCAGTAGATCGGGCAGTAGACCTGCCAGGTGTTCGTACTGCCAGCGGCTTTCATACTGGGGCCATCCTCTGGCATAGTCACCTGCCAACAAGTAGGCCACTGCTAGATTAAATTGAGCTGTAGTATTTACAGGATCCAACTGTATGGCTCGTTGCAAGAACGGTATAGCACCAGCAGGATCTCCGGCTTCTCTTAACACGTTGCCGTAGTTGCAAAATGCACCAGCATGACCTCGATCCTGTGTAAACGCCTGTGCATAAAATGCTAGTGCGCCCTCGGGGTTGTTGTCTTCACGGCATTGGTTGCCGTGTGCTATCAAAATTTCTGTTTCCATGCATATATTTACTGGGATCGTTGCCTGCTCAAAATATTTGTTGGCATAAATAATAGTTCAACGCAATCATGCGTTTTATGCTGACGGCTAAACCCAACAGCGTAGCGGTTAGAACCCGCATGGGACTTCTTTAAGGAGAAAACAAAATGGGTCGTCCACTTAAAATTAAAAAATCCACAACCAAGGATATTGGTTTCAACAGTTTTG